ATTAGTTCTCTATGAGGTATTCCACAAAGTATCATACCATATGGTGTTATACTTTGTATGAAACACCTTATAGCAATTGACTAATTATACTAATATGCACGTAGGAGTAGTATTAGCAGAGATAGCATTGGATGAATTTGATGGATGTGAAAGAAGAATGTTTGAATTAATGGGAATGAGAAACGGATGCAGATGTCCTCGATGTGAGGTGGTAGAATGAAGAAGAAACAATATATGGCTAAGAAAGGACGCAGAAGGTTTGATAATAATGGGTTTGAAAGTCCCTTGTGGAAAGCATATTGGGCAAGAATAGATGCAGAAAAAGAAAAAGAGAAAGAAGAATAAAGGCCTTCGGGTCACTAACAACAAAGTTATGACCATATGGTGTGTAACTTTGGATGCTACACCTTATACTTACTCATAATTACTATAATCATGACAGAAGCAAAGATGTTTTGGAATGGATATAAAAGAGGAAAAGAAGACGCATTAGATGAATTTACAGTATGTGATGTATGTAATAACCTTACGATGGATAGTAGACACCCTGAAGGTTTTTACGGACCAAAATACTGCACCCCTTGTTGCCAATTATCAATCGTTACAGGAATACCATTACATGAATTAATGGTTAATGGAAGGTGGTATTTTGACCAATTAAATTAACGGCCTTCGGGTCAATAATCTCAAAGTTATGACCATATGGTATGATACTTTGTAACTTATATACCTTATATGCACTAGTTACTAATATTAGCATGGACGACCTACCTAGTTATATTAGAGATAAAGAACAAATAAACAATATTAGTGTTTTACATGTTTGTAGAACTGGTAAAAAGGAGCAGTTTTATACATTGTATCATGAAGGGGTAATTAAAAAAGAATTTGGCACTAATGGTTTCTGCGACTTCCGACAGAACTTAGCACATTCCTTAACTGATGCTCTTGAAAAGGCTACAGATACATTTAACCAGTTAGTTGAAAGTAACTTTTGGGATGCGGTTTCAATTCAATATCATGAAACTCCTAGAATGAAATATAACAAATGGAATGCATTTGGGGCAGAATTCAAAACTGCTAAATCTGGTAAAGTTATGTGGGCTCATGCTACTTCTGCTTTTTGGGATTTTTGGAAGGCAGAAAAACAAACCATCAAAGATGCAGGGTTTTGGGTTAAAAAGATGGATTCGGGATGGATGATATTTTGCAGACAAGAGGCAAAATACGATTATTCCTAATCGTTAGCGCCCTTCGGGGCCATTTTTACAAAGTTAAGACCATATGGTAGGTAACTTTGTGAACTACCTTATGTATAACTTAGTTTACAAATGGTATGAACGCAAGTGATTTAGTAAAGGGAGAATGGTATATAATCAATAACTTTGGTTATGACTTAAGAGCGCAACTATTAGAAAGTCCAAAACAAGGACGAGGATTTAAACGTGTAGTTTTAATGCATGTCTTCGGTTCTGACATTGGCTTTTATGATGAAATGGGCTCAGTATATGTGAGTGATATCGTAAGGAGGTTGGAATAAATGAATAAAGAAGAAAGACAAGAAAGAGAAGACGAAGAACTATTAAGAGAAATAAGAGAAGCCAAAAATACAAATTGGATTGACTTTTGGTGGGGGTGGTTATAATGGGGAAATTTGAAATGTCACAATATAACACAACTGTAGAAGAATTCATTGGCCTAAAGAAATTATATCCTATGGGTGAATATAAAATGGCTTCGGGAGATTTTACAAATAGAACAACTTGGTTTGAATTTACTGTGCCTATTAATGAAGTAACTATGGAGGTAACATGGTTTTTAGATGCACATAATATAAGTGAGCAATCTTGGAGAACAACATGTGAAGAACTCGAGTTGATATAACTTAAACGTGGGGAGGTATAGGGGGGAGCCCCTATATCTCTCTACTATTATTTTATAGGGTAATTACTCCAAAGTATCATTACCATATGGTTGCACTTTGTCAGAACCCCACATAAGGGGGTGGAGGCCAAACCGTTAGGTTTAACCTTCGACCTCCTTAGTTGGGATTACGATTGTCGGTAATCCGTTTTTATTTAAAGTTCCATCCCATTGCTTTTTACCTGCAACGTTATCTCTGTGGTTTTTGTAATATTCAGTCATCCTATCAACGAATAAACTTACCATTGCACTCACGTAAGATTCACTGTCACCGTATGGTGTTGAGTAAGCACCTCTTTTTGATTCGACTTCACCAAAGAGCGGGTGAGTCGCAAAAAGCGCAGAGTGACCTTCGGCATAAATTGCCTTTAATGTTGCAAGTGAATCCTGAACTACTTGGGGGAGTGTTGATTGCTTACCAAATTTAATTGGTGAGTTGTCAACAGTAGCGTAAAGATTGGAAACGTTAGTCCAATATCTTTTACGGTTTTCTACATCAGTAGTTCCTGTTTCTAAATTCCATCTTAGAACTGCTTCCATGCTACCTCTATCGTTAATTGATAAATCATTCTCGATTAGGGCAACTCGGGCATTCCATTTTTCTTCGTCCATTGTATAATCTGCCATATTTTTCATCTCCTGTCAATTAAGTTAATTCAACTTGTTTGACCTCCACTCATTGTAAGTCTAATTGGTTATAAGGTGCGACTGACAAAGTGCCTTACCATATGGTTGCGCTTTGCCCGAACCTTACATAACAGAACTCGCCCGAAGGTGGGGTCATTGTTCTGTTGCCCTTAAGACTTTGAAATCTTGCAGGGCTAACTGTAAATCGGTAATACATTGTTCTAAGTCATCACCACTTACTCTCATCTTCTTGATGATTAATTCATTATTACGGTTATGACCAACCTCAATAACAAATCTTTGTTCTGTATTTTCAACTACTTCTTCAACTGTATTTTTTCTGTTAAACCATTTCATAATTATTCACCTTCTAATACTTGTAATATCTGTTTAATCAAATGGTCATAAGACGCATGTAAATCAACCACTTCTTCTAACAACCCTTTTAATATTTCATCCATTTATTCTTCCTCCTCTATTTTTGACACTACTTGATGTGCTTTGTTTACTCTATTCCAGTCCTCGTATAATGATGACTCAAGTTCACTTAATTCAGCACTTGTCATTTTAATCAATTCACTCATTATAAATTTTTCAGGGTATTTCATTTTATCACCTTTAACATTTTTTGAATTTAAGCCGAACAGTTTAGGTTTATGCGCATCTATCCTTAGTAACTTACTTTTAATCGCAATCGGAGGGACGGCTCTACAAGTCTGTTGCCTTCTCGAAAGTGCATCAATTACACACTAGTAATATAATTGCAATCTTACGGCTCACCCTGTGATACATCGTGTCGCATTGGTTAATTTCGTTTACCCTGCTCTAATCGCATGATGATATTCCCCGAAGGTTCAATCACCACTTGACTATCTATTGTAATTCAAATTAGTATTAAGGTCTGCGGACAAAGTGCCAAACCATATGGTAATACATTTTCGTTTCACTAAATGAAGGCTTTGCAAGAAAGAAGTGAAGCGAGTATTACCCCGCAACTTCGTCATTTTCCACCTTACAGGCTTTCAGAAAACGACCCCTATTGAAATTAGGGTTATCTTTTTCGAACATTTGCATTAAATATTCTAAAGTGGTGCTATCAGGTTTAGTTTCTGCTAAAACTTCAGCGATTTTAGTATAATGTCTTCTTTGAAACATTTAGTAATCCCTCCGTCTGTATTGAATCCATTTTATAGAGCCATATGCACTATATGGTTCAACTCTCCATTCTTTATGTGGAAATTGTGTTCTTAATCTTTTCATTAATTTTCTTATTGTTGGTTCTGGTCCTTCCCAACCTACAAGTTTAAAGTTCGTTACGTCTTTTGTGTTCACTACGTGAAAATTTTCCCATTGTTTGTCCATACCTATGCCAAGCGTAATTAGTTAAGGTTCTCCTTAACAAAGTAACTCGTACCATATGGTTGTTACGTAGTTAAACTTGAATGGATTTTTCATTAAAGTTGTAAATTTGCAAAATCCGACCGTGCGGCTTTTTTATAAGCAATTTAACATCCCGTAGGTAGACAAAAGAAATGATTATCCATTACAGTATATCTCACATGGAGAGTGACCTCTTTTATCTAAGTAAAACCTAACACAAATATAATTACTACCACCCAAAATGGTAATAGTTATACCTACCTAAATAGTTAGCCATTTTACTATATCAAATTCAATTGGTTATATATTATATAATATATTATATTAATATAGATATTAGTACCTAGTATAAAATATTCATAAGATTCGTATTATTCTCAATTATTCTCAATGCGTTTGAGAATTATCATTGCGATTCTGAGTCATATAGTATGATTTTTTTATTATTATCATTATTATTATTATTATTATATATTTATTATTATTATATTACATACTATACTTCTATTACACTGTATATATAGAGTGAGAAGTGAGAATAATGATAATAATGAGAATAAGTGAGAAACATTTGATTGTGTTGAAATTTCAAACATAATCGGTGAAAAGTTTTGAGAAAGATGTGAGAAACGTCTGAGAATAATAAATTATATTTCAATAAGGTTTGCAAAGTAATAAAGGGAGAACATCTCCTTTCAAGCAGAGAACTAATCCGTAGGAATGTCGTAAAGATTGTATTAATGCGGTATGATGAGTTGGCGACATTACAGAATTCATGTCATTGGTTCTTTCCCTTTTCCTTATTGGTTATATTCAAGGGTTCTAGTATATCGGGAGTTAAATGGCCCGAAATTCTAGGTAATTCGGTATCATCCGTAGAAATGCCTTAAGACTATTTTTTTTGCGGTATGATGTGTTTGAGGCATTACAGAATTCATGTTGTGATACCACCCCAACTTTATTAACTATCAATCATAAGATATTAAAGTCCACACTATTATACATCCTTTAAGGGGTGGGGGGAGAGTGTGGATAGGCCCGTTTATAGCCTTTTATGACTCCCCCCATTCCACTTTACATTCCTTAGTTTACAGGGGAGGTAGGGTAGTAAATTAGGGAACTCCGTTTAGACTAACACCACGAGATGTTAGGTCGTCATCCCTACCTTCCCACCTACAGGTGATTAATATGAAAGAAAACCTAAAAGAACAAATTGTAAATCTCAAAAGAGAAAACAATGAATGGAAAGAACAAGTGCTTGATTTAGAATTAAAATTCAGAAAATTAAAAAACCGATATAATATAACTTACAAGCAACTAAGAGGAGCATTATCAAAACCAAAAGGTATGAACTTACAACAAACTATAAGTTGGATTGAATGGAAAAAAGAACAAGAAAAATTAATGAAACAAAAAGAAACTCATCTTAAACAATTTATGATTAAATGGGTGGGTTACGAAACTACTTTAGAATTCTATGAAGAATATGAAAAATACACAGAAAAGAAACCTATAAAGGAGACAATAATATGAAAGAAACACAAGATAAAATTAGAAAAACAATGAAAGAAGTATTAGACTTACTTATCGCTAAAAACAAACAATATGGCGATTCGGCGCTAAACCCAACTGGTATATTTGCTAAGGGTTCAGCAGAGGATTTAATCCGAATAAGAATTGATGATAAGTTGAATAGGTTGTTACAAGGTGACGATTCTATAGAAAGTGATGAGGATGTTATATTAGATTTAATAGGCTATTTAGTATTATTACTAATAGCGATTAGAGGTTAAAGAATAAGTTATGCCACCACTTATCTATAGAACGAGTAACGGAAAAGGATTGAAAGGCGTTAAAACCGAGTAATGAATAGCAGTAAAACATTCTATAGAAAAGGTACAAAACTATTGTTTAGGGATAGATAATCTTGATTGCACCTAAAACCTTTTGGTTGACCAATTGGACCTCTGCATGAAAGGGCGGTATTAACTTCTATAGAAAAAGGTGAGACAAAATGAATATATTTGCACTATCGGAAAATCCAGTAAAAGCGGCTAAAGAAATGCTGAATAAACATGTGGTTAAAATGCCAACAGAGACTTGTCAGATGTTACACACGAATGTGTTGTTTAACGAGTATGTAGATAAGTATGGTGAAGAACCATCATTAAGACAATTAAAACAATATCATACAGATATAGATTCTTCATTGATGAAACCAGCAATGCTCAATCATCCTAGCACTATATGGGCTAGAGAAAGTAATCACAATACTAAGTGGTTATATGAGCATGGTATGGCTTTATGTGAAGAGTTCACTTTTAGATATAATAAAGTTCATGGAAGTGAAAAAAGAATACAAGATATATCTAAGTTAGTAAGTGGTAACATACATGAAGCAACCCCAGTTAACATAGCAATGTTAGATAAATACAGAATACCTAATAACTATGATAGTCACTGTTGGGAGTATGTGATAGACTCTTACAGGCACTACTACTTAGAGGGTAAATGGGAGTTTGCCGAATGGCCTCAATCGAGAGAACCTAGTTGGTGGCCTAAAGGACATAAGTTCAATAAACTAATAGAAAGACAAAACAAATTACATTTAGAAAATGAAAGATTAAAACAAATACAAAAGGAGAGATTAAAATGAAACAAGAATACTTTGAGAATATAGAAATGGAACTTAATTCCATGATACAACGACTGGCAAACAATATGGTAGATGCTATTAACAATAATGAATGGGAAGCAGTTCTACTATCCGCAGGGGCAATTATGGATAACGTAAAAACGATTCATCCTACTGCCGCTGGTAACTTACATAGAATTATGAATGGTAAGTTTAACGGTGAAAGACAAATGGATAATTCACAATTGTTTGGGTGATTAAAATGGAAAGACAAATAGAATTTAGATTAATAGATGAAGAAGATATGCCGCCAATAGTTATCACTATTGGAGAGGATACAGAACCAAAAGTAATACTTAACTCACACCATAAAATATGGATGGGTTGGAAAAGAAAAATGATAGGTGGAGTAGCAAAAAGTCTCTATGATAAAATAGATGAGTTATTAGATGCTTACTTAGCAGACCAACATGCATTTCATGTTATGGACACTGAATATGGAGAGGATGTTTAATGGCTAAATATATACTAACAGATTGGAAAGGATGCGATGAAGATGATGAGCCCCATGTTTATATCTTCAGAAATAAAGATGCATTAATTCAAAGGTTATTAGGATACTTAGATGATGATATTATTTTAGAGGTGAGAAAATGATTGACACAGTAACACAAACAGAATTCGTAGATAGATTCGTAAAGATAGATAGAGAGAATAACTTTTCTTATTGGGGAAGGATTGCTCTCTTTGAATACTTCGAACAACTAGAAGAAGATTTAGGAGAACAAATAGAATTTGACCCTATAGCAATTTGTTGTGAATATACAGAATATGAAAGTCTTGATGAACTGAATGAAGCATATGGAAAAGAGTTTGAAGACTTAGATGAAGTAAGTGATTATACATCAGTTATTCCAGTTAGAAAATTAAACTCTAAAACTTGGGAATACGAAGATGGTGGATTTATAGTGAGGGATTGGTAATGGGTAAAAATAGACATGCCTTTACTGATTCAAATGGTAACTTAGTATATTATTCTAATAAAGAAGGGAAGATAGCAGGTAAAAGTGGCGGTAAGATTCTCAAAGAAATAGCAAAGACCCTTCGTAACAAAAAGCGATTAAAGGTGGAGAAGAATGATGCAATGGGATGACAGAAAGAGATATGTAAAACCCTTTTCTCAACCCCCATATAGATTAAAGTGGGGAAAATTAGGTTGGAAATTAGAAGGCCATAGACCAAAATTTCCTTATTCTCCTGATGAAATAATGAATGATTGGGATAATATAGATGAAGGTGTTTTAGAAGATTATTATGATAAAAAGGCAGAATATGAAGCAGTAAGAATAGTTAGTTTCATGATGCAGGTAATACAAGTTACTTTAGTAGGAGGGATAATATGGTTGATGATATAAATGAATTAAGAGGAATAGCAGAAAGAGTTGGAGCGAATGACCACATAGATGTAGGTCAAATTCTTAGAGATGTGGTAGATGAGAAGTGGGTTAATCCTACTGGTGCATATAACATCGCATTGAAGGAAAGACTAACTAATCTATCCGTATCAGATGATTGGGCAGAAGCAAAACTTGAATGGAAAGCAACTGGTAATATTTGGTATGTTCCAATGAGAGAATCAGCCGATGATATATTACCCGCTATCCACCAAGAGAAACACCCACATGAATGTGTTTGTGGACATAAAATCGCTTGGCATTTTGAGATAGTAAACACTGAAAACAACACAAGAGAAATAGTGGGTAGTGAGCATATCGGTTTTTGGATGGTCGCAAGACATCTATTAGCCGATTTGAATGTACCTGCCGATATGATTACTCAAGAAAGAATCGGAGAATGGATTAAGGAATCAGTGAAAACTATGAAGGCAGAATGGTGGTGGAATCAATGGGGAGAACAATTCGAAGAATGGTTCAATGCTGTTAAGGAAACAGATTTACGAGTTAATGTTAGAAATGGCGAATCCTATTGGGATAGCGATACTAACAGATATGAGCATCAACAGTTAATTCGTAAAAAGGCTGTAAGTCAAATGGGTGAACCTGATTATGCTATGGCCTCTATTGTTTGGAGATGGAATCATCCCGATAACAAAAAATGGTTTTATTATCATGATGAAACTGGAGAAAGAATTAAGAAATCTAAATATCAAGAATTAAGTTACTCCGAAAGGTGGAATTATTCAAGAGGCGATGAACAAGAAAGTGTTGCACAAAAAGATACAAGAGGGTGGCCTAATCAAAGATTATGGAATGACTTACAGATTTTCTTCTTTGATTTAGAAAGACAAAAAGGAATACTTGCGGCTAAAGATGAAGAAAGAGCAGAAAGAGTTGCCTTTGTTGTTAAAGAGAGAGAAGAACAAGCAGAGAGAAGACGTAAGGAACAAGAGGAATACGAGGCTAGAGAGGCCATTCGTAGAGAGAAAAGAAGACTAGAACAAATAGAACATCAAAAGAAATTAGATGAAGCATTTGAGGTATTCTGTGATGAAAACGATTTACCGTTATTTAACTCCGATTATGGGGAAAATAATTGGGAGAAAACGTTCTTGAGAGATATGATTCGTAAGATAAATAGTTTACGAGTTATGTCTTCAAAACAAAAATCAAGAGTCATTAAAATAGTTAATCGAGTTTCCGAACCTGCTACAGAAAAACAACTTGCATATGTAAGAAGTTTAGGAGGCCAACCAAATAAAGATTGGTCTAAGAGAGAAGCAAGTAGAGAGATTGAAAGATTGAAAAATCTTCCCAAAAGTGAAACTGAAGCGGGAGGAGAAGAATAAAGTTAAAAGTCTATATTATAACTTGGATGCATGAACTGTTACATTTGTAAACTTAATATTGAGTGGGCCGAAAAAAGATATACAATATTCGGTAGAGTCATGTGTTCTAAGAAATGTATGGAAATATTTAGAAATAAAAATCCAACAGGATGCAAATTGAATATAAAAGAGGAAATAATATGTTAAAAAAGGATATGAAAACAAGAATAGAAGAACTAGAGGCGTTAAACTCTAATCTTGAACAAAACAACCAAACCCTTACTTTATATGCTAAACAGTTACAGACTAAAATGCAAGAAGTAGGGGCTATCGTAGAACATTACGAGAAAACAATATTAGTAATGGGTAAAAGATTACAAGAAAAGGGTACGCTTATAAACGAACAAAACAGTGAAATAAATAGGAGGGTTGATTGAATATGAAACTAAGAATATTAAATGAAACAGGACATACAGAAATATCAGTAGCCACTACTGAAATTATGGACCATATAAACGAACATGCTACACATTGGGTGTTTGTTGATGGAGAAATGATTAATCGTAGTGACATCAATGCTGTAAACTGGGATGATGTTTCAGATGTAGAATTAGTTCCCGCAATCGTTGGCGGGAATTAAATAAAATAAAACTCGGCACTTTACGTGTCTCACCAAAACTCAGTGGTTTTTCCAAGTAATAAAACTAAATCTTAATTTCAGCAATTCCCTTGCGGGCTAGGAAAAGGGGTCTTCGCTCCTTAGTTTTTCCACTAAGTTTATTTTTTAAACCGTTATGGGCTAGTTATGTCCACATTAATTATAGCGGGAACAACAGCGATATTATTACTATCATTAACTTGGTATTTTCTATTAAACGTAATAACGTTTGATGTAGGGGAAATATCATTTAATGAAACAGAAAAAGAAGAAATAAACAACGATTTTAAAAACGGATTAAGAAAACTGTGGAGATAATATGGATATTCCAGATTATGAAATGGATATGAAATTCTCCGATTTCTGTATGGAGTTTGAAGGATGTCTAAATGGAGATATTTGGAAATTCGGTAATACCGTTGGAGTTATACTAATAACAGTAGAAATATTATTTTGGTCTGGATTAAGTTATTATCTAGGTAAGAAAATACTTAAGCGTTATAAACCTAAACCAAATTTAGGTTAACATTAATATAGACGAAATTAAAGATTAATTTTACCTCTCTATAATAGAGAAGGAAGTGAAGATATGAAGAAGGAATATAATGTAAAATTAAAAAATGGTAGATTATTTTTTGAATCTAAACCAAAGGGCGTTTATACCAAAATGGCCTTATTAAAAATTTTATGGGAATCAGAACCCATACCAATACAAACTATTGCTGAGAAGTTAAACGAAGAATATAGAAGATATTCTACTACTCATCAAAGGTTAAGCAATCTAATAAATGGTCACAAGATTTTCAAAATAGTCGGTAGCACTGTAGTATCTACAGTTATGGGTGGTTCCTATGAAGCACCAACCTATTCCGTTAATGATAATTATGTAAGGTTTGAGTTAAATGACGATATTTAAAGATATAAATGAATTAAAAAACTGTGTTATGGAATGGGGAGAAATATTATCTCACGATGATTATATAGAGTTATTACAAAGAATAGATAATTCTAAGACTTATGATTTAGATGATATAAATAAACAACATTTATGTGTAAAATGGATAAGGCATTTTATACTAAAAAACAATATAACTAAAAGTTATACATTCAAAGATTGGCTAATAGACGAAAGGAATAACTATAGGGAATTAATGGCTTATATTGAGAGGGAATCCAATTGGATAAATTCCGAATAAGCATATGTAAACAAAACGGTAGCGTTTGGATGGAAGAATATGAAGATATTCAATCTGTCTCAGATGCTCTAAAAGAGTTACTTCTTAAACATCCACATCTATTAGTATCACGACAGAGAGTGATTAAAGATGACAAAGAATCCTAAATATACAAAAGATAGAAAAGGCAATAATATAGCAACAAGTTGTCGAATTTGTGGTGGTCAACTAACCCATCCGAAAGACATTAAAGAGGAAGTACACCCTAAATGTGTACAAAATTATAAGAGTAAATTAAGGTGATAAAATGACAGAATTATTAATACAAAGACCCGATGATTCGAGAGAATACGATTCAACAATAGTAAGATTTTCAGAAGATGAAGAATACAATACTGCCAATATAAACCCTAGAAGTTTTAGAAATGCTAACAATCCTATGATTGAAGCAGTAAAAAGTTGGCTTAGTAGCAAACTAAAAATATCTAGGAGAAATATGTATAGAAATACATATCGTAGAAGTAGGGGATACTATACTCCATCTTGGGAACAACCGAAAGATGATATTAAAGAAGGAGAGCAATTCGCATATAATATTTACATTGGAGAAGAAGGATATATGGTCCACTTCAATAAAGTAAAAACTAGATATTATGTTAATGGAATTATGGGCAACAAATCCGTTCTTCTTGCCGCATTAGCAAGAACTATATTCAAATCTTGTTTTACTGATGATACAGTAGAACTAGAGAAGTTCTTGTATAAACATATTCATATTCCAGAGAACGTTTCTTACGCACTAGAAAACAGAGCGCCTTATTACTTCTACTTAGAAGATGAATATGGTAATTATGGTAAGAGAATAGAATGTAGATTAAAGGTTAATTTGATTGGTGAAAAGAATGTAGCCATAGAAATATCAGACGGTGTTTGGGGAGAACTAACCATTAAACAGATGAATGTCTATATGAATAGTTATCTCAAGAAAAAGAAACAAGGTAATTGGTCTAATCTAAGTCCGTCAGAGTTATGGGCTAAAACTATGGGTGGAGAAAAACCTACCCCTGCCGAAGAAGCATTAATGGTAGCATTCTTAAATCAGAATAGAACATCTAAAGTTGTTAAAGAAAGAGCAAGAGATTTAATGATTCATATTGGTAGAAGATTCCCCGATAGAATTGCTATCAATTGGGGTAGTCCCGATAAACTATTAGATGTTTCAGAGAATCCAACTGTAATGTATATTAGAGGTAAATTAGCAGATTGGAAACTAACTGATAGAGGGCTTAAATCTCAAGGACAACAGAACGTATCTACTTATGTTTGGGTTGAAGGTGAAGATAAAGGCAGGTGGGCAGGTCCAATTTGTGTAGATAACTTGGATAATAAATCACCTACTGGCGACCAATTCGTAACTAGAGCAATGGGCCTATTGAATGATAATATGTTAGTCAGTAGAGTTTCAACAATCAAAGGCTACTTAGGAGATGTCCACACATTGGACCAAACACAGTGTAGAATACCTGACCGAACTTTTAGAGTCAGAGAACTTTAAGTACCATCACTATAAGGAATTGTCAGACCAAACAATTCGCTGTTCCAAAAGGTTCAGAGAAATAAAACGGTCACTTTCGGGTGACAAAAATGAAATGCGATGAATGTAATGTAGATGTTGTTAGAAGCGATATTCACTATGAATGCCCTAATTGTGGGTTAGTTTGTAGTGATATATTAGAGAACGAAGTGCTGTTAAAAGACAGACATAAAGATAATAACGATTTAGGAAGCGTTATTGGAAAAGAGAAGGGGTCATACAAATTGCGAAGGCTTGCTGTAACTAGTAGAATGTCGTCAGAAGAAAGGACGATGAAAAAAGCCCAGTTTTATTGTAATGTAGCCGCCTCTGAATTTTCAATGTGTGAAGCGTCTAAGTTAACTGTTATGGAATATTATAACAAGTTAAAGAGTAAAGGTATTTTTACTTCTAAAATGGAATTAGAAGAAAGAAGTGCGGCTATAACTTATTTAGTATTAAGAGAGTATAACTACAGTTATACTTTATTAGAAGTTGCTAAACGTTTAGAAGTTACACCCAAGAGAGTGAGTAAACTTTCAAGATTGTTTGCTAGACATCTGGGTAAGAGCCATGTTTTTTCAATGGGAAATGCAAATGCTTTACTCAGAAAGTTTTGTCAAAATTTAGACAAAGACCTTTCCTTTACTAATGATTGTATTAGTCTTTACACATATTTAGATGGTATAGAAACACGTTATCCTACTTCTGCATATTTAGCGGGAATAGTATATTGTGTAGAAACAACGCAACCAAGTAAAACAACAACACAAAAAGAAGTGGCAACTGCTTTCGATATTAAGGAAGCAAAAACAGTTAGAAATAACTATAAAAATATATTATCCAAACTAGGAATTAAAAGCACGTTTGGATTAACAATAGGGGATATAATAGAGGGAATAAGATGGCAAGACCACGAAGTATAAAAGAAGTAGAATATGAGATTTTAAAATATATAATGTTTAATGAATACGGAAACTTTCAAGGATTAACAGATTTATTCAAAAGTTTAGGAGGTGTCTGTAACGATAAAGGACATCTACTAAAACCTGAGAATGATAAAGTAAAAGATAAATAGTAAAGAATGTTTTAGGTAATATGATTGATAGTAGAATTAAATATTTAACAGAAGAACATATAGATTATGGAATAGAAAATTATAAAGATATAGGTGAATAAAATGAAAAGAAAAATAATGATAATAGGAACGGGAGGAATTGGTAGTTTTCTAATCCCTCTTTTAGATAAAACAGGACTGTATAAGATAACGGCTTTCGACCCCGATATTGTCGAGACTAAGAACTTAACTTATCAGAACTATGAACAAGATGAAGTGGAAGACAAGAAAGTTTACGCTATGAAAACTCGCTACAAATCAATAGTTAAAGCAGAACCATACTTAGTACTAACACAAAGACAAATCGAAGGATACGATTTAGTGATTTGTTGTGCAGATAACTTAGATGTAAGAAGGTTACTTTATAGGTCATCAGTGCAATGGTTAGACTTGAGGGCTCAAGCAAGGAATGGTGCTTTAATTAGTTATAAGACTCCAAAGAATATGTTTGATACAGTATTAACAGGACCAGATGGAAGTTTTTCATGTCAAGGAGATAGTTGGGAAGGTAAGAAAGAAGGGATACATTTTACTCATGTAGCAATAGCAGGTATGGCCGCAGAATGGATGCAAAGATGGTTTGTGGATAATGATGATGTTTGTGATTATAAGGTTGTGAATATATGATAATATTAAATGGAAATTGGAAAGAAGAAATTATTAAAGCGTTTGAAGATGGTGAGGCTTTAAGAGGTATATTTCAAAAACCAAAAGGTACAGAAGTTTACAAGAGACACTTTTTTCTTGAAAAAATATGGGAAATGAGTATGGAAGCATTCGATTCTCCAAGAGAAATTCAAGTTGTAATTGATAACAATAATAGATTGTTCATTAGTTTTGGAACGTTTTCTTTTGTGGAATTCAGTGAAGACCCAGTGGGAATGAAGTTACCAGTTAAATGTTGGATTCATACTCATCCATTTGGTAAGGCTTACTTTAGCGGAACAGATATGAGAACAATTAATACATGGAAAACTAGAATGCTTAGTGCAATTGTATTAGGAGATAATGAACATCAAACTTGGTTTAAGAATGTAGATTATATGGAACATCATAGTTATCAAAAAACCGAGTATATAGAATTTAAAGAATTAAAGGAGGAAGAATAAATGAAATTAGAAGCGATAGGAGAATTTGTAGTATTACAGGAAACTAAAACAAATATGGGTCAGTTTACTATGACTGAAACCCATAAGGGTAAAGTTATTTCTGTAGGAAAAGATGTAGAAGAAATAGAAGTTGGTGATGAGATATATTATCAACCGAATAAGATAATTAAGTTAGGCGATTATTTCGCTGTGCATATGAATGTAATATGTTGTAAGGTGATAGAATGATAGTGATAGGAGATGAAGCAAGAGATAAAATGTTGAAAGGAATTAATTTAGTTGCAGATGCAGTTAAACCAACTTTAGGACCAATGGCTAAGACCGTAGTTCTAAAAGAAAATGGTAGACCCATTATTGTTAATGATGGTGTTACAGTTGCTAAGGCAGTTCATCATGAAGATGAGTTTGTAGATATGGGTGCTAAATTACTCATAGAAGTAGCAACACAAGCACAAAGTTTAGCAGGTGACGGAACAACTACTGCCTGTGTTTTAGCACAAGCATTTTGCGAAAGAGGAATGGATTTAATTAAAGAAGGTGCTAATCCCGTTGATGTTTCAAATGACTTAAAATTACAAGTTGATGAAATATCTTCGAAACTTCTGGAACTTGCCAAACCAATAGAAAAATCTAGTGATATAGTTAATGTGGCTTCCATAGCCGCTAATAACGATAAAGACATTGGTTCTTTAATTGCTAAGGCGATAGAGACAGTAGGTAAAAGTGGAGTAGTAACAGTTTCGGAATCTCAAGATATGAATACTACAGTAGAAGTAGTAAATGGTTTAGAGATAGAAAGAGGTTATAGGCATCATCATTTTACTACCGATAAAGAAAAGAACCAAACAGTTATGGAGAATCCATTAATCTTAGTATCTAATTTACAGATAGTTAGATTCCAAGAGATGTTACCATTATTAGAAAAAGTAGCAGAAACTAAAAGACCTTTAATCCTAATATCAAGATTACTAGAAGAACACGCTATGGCTAATTTAATCATGAATGTATTAAATGGTATAGTCAAAGTATGTCCTATAGAATCTCCTGATTATGGTCATATCTCTGATGCTTTATTAGAAGATATTGCTATAGTTACAGGTGCTAAATTTGTAGATTACCACGCTAACGATAAATTAGAAGAAGTGGAGATAGAAGATTTAGGAACTTGTGAAAAGATAACTGTAGGAGAAGCCAAGACAATCATAGTTAATGGTGCGGGAACTAAAGAGAAAGTAGAAGAAAGGGCTAAAATGATTGAGAGCCATTATGATATGGCTAAAAATGATTTTCAGTTAGACAAGATGAAAACTAGAGTTGCTAAACTACTAGGTGGAGTAGCAGTAATGAAAATTGGTGCGGCTTCCGAAATAGAAATGAGAGATACTATGGAAAGAGTAGATGATGCCTTGAATGCTACTAGAGCCGCTATGGATTTAGGAGTAATAGAGGGTGGTGGTTTTACATTAGCCAATATGAAGGATGGTGGGCAATACCGACATTCATTTTTTGAATGTTTAAATAAACCTTATCTTCAGATATTAGCAAATGCAGGGATTACAACCAATGCAACGCTATTAGCCAATGGAGTCCCTATTCGTATAAATGCTAAGACTGGAGAATCAGTTAACTTATTAGAAGAAGGTATTATTGACCCAGTTAAAGTTACACTATCATCATTGAATAGTGCGGCTAGTGTTGCGGCATTAGTATTAACGTCAGAAGTATTAGTTGGTGAATTAGATGATATGCATAGTTAAAGATTGCATGGATTTTACACATAGAGGATTTAGAAAATGTTTAGAATGTTTAAAAGGAAATACACCAGATAAAAGGAGGAATAAAGATGAAGAAGAATGAAGAAGAAATAAAAATATGTTGCGGTCATTATTATTGCCGACCTTCATGCCCTATAGGGGGAGTAAAAAATGAAGAAGAATAAAGATAAATTAGTTTACCCAACATTAGCAATACAATTGTCTAATGATATGGGATTACCATATGATATGCCTGATGATTGGTTAGAAACCTGTATGCACATCGGCGCTATGATAAATGCGAAATATAACTGTGGACTAAACATAACTTATGGTTTAGTGACAGAAGATTTAATGAAACAAATGGAGGATGAAGTAAATGAAAACGAAGGATAAGAAAGAAGAAAAGAAAGAAGAACCCAAATTAAAGATAACATTAGAAAAGGGAGAAGATGATTTAACTAAACAACAGAAATGTTTAGAGTTTATTATGAGTATGCGAGGCCAATTGATTATCGGTCAAGCACTTGCTAATTCTATTAAAGCAATGGAAACAAGATTGCCCGAAATGTGGCAAGAGCCTTCCAATGTTAAAGATATGAAATATATCTTAAAGAATTTTGGAATAGCAAAAGCATTAACTGATACTAAAAACTTAGACACTAAGTATTATGTTAAAAGGAATAATGAAGTAATTGCTGAGTATGATGATGCTATCTATAATAGTGTATTAGCAAAAGAAGTTGCAGAAAAGATGCATTCGGTTGACCCGAATAACTACTATTCAGCAAGTGTTGAAGTTACATTTAGTCCAGTATTAATTGAAGGTGGAAGTAAAGAACCACAAGAGATAGGAATATGGTCTTCTGATTCAGTAGCGACTGATGATGAATTTAATTTTTGAGGTGATAAAATGACAGAAGAAACTGAATGGGAATTACTAGGTAGAATACCTAGAGATTCAAAGAACGAATGGAAAGTAACTAAAGGTGTTTATTGGAAATTAGATGTAGTTGATATTAGATTATACAATAACGATAAACCAACAAAGAAAGGAATAAGATTAAACTTAGAAGAAATAAAAGTATTACAAGAAATATTAGAGAAGGTGAAACAATGGGAATAGAAAAATATAATGAAAAAGAATTTAATGATTGGTGCGAAGCACATGCAGAATGGATGAGAAAGAACTTACCAGTACAAATGGTAGAATCTTTTGAGAATGAACTAGAATCTTTAATCTCTATTAAAGATAAACATGGGTTTATGCTCTTTCATCTATTACATATGTCCACACTAAATAAAGATGATAACTACTCTTACTGGGAGGAAGCACAAAACGTATGGAATCTAGCATTGCCTATGGTCCAAGCGTTTAACACAATGATGATGGGCATGGCTAATAGAGCAGGTGATGAAAAGACATTACATGCTATTGGTCTATCTAATGCATTAATGTTACAAATGTTTTCCGCACCAGTTGGTGAAGAAGAATGAGTGCTAAATTAGTAGATGGTACACTAAGGCGAAGAAGTAAACACACAAGGCTAGTTAAAAGATTAAATGAGTTATTATCAGATGATGTATTAAGCACTAAAGAAATAATGGATAATCTAAATAAAACATGGAAGAATTCTTCTCCGTCACAACAACGGGTAGTTAACATTCTAACTAGATACCCTGAGTTTATTAGGATTAATAGTAGAAATGAACGACCTGCTTTATGGGGGCTTAGGTAATGAAATGGATAGAATTTAGCCGATTGATGCAAGCAGTAGAATATAAAACACCAACTAAAAAGGTTAGTTTATTGGCTAAAGAATTTAAAGAAATAGAAAATAAAACAGGGTTTATTGATATATTATCTTTAAATTTAGGACCAAATAATCTAGCAAGTAAGAAGGCATTAAAATGGGTTACTAAATCTTTGGAAGTGTTCGAAGAAGAAATAGAAACTTCTATTTATAATCATGGAGATATTGGGGAAGCAGTATATCATTTTGATAATAGTGATGAATCTTCCGAGTACGGTTTAGGCCCAATGTATTCTTTATTACAAATGGATTGTAGTAAAAGTGATGGAGAAGCATTTAGAATATTTAATACTTATTTTAATCAAATGTCATCATTAGAAAGAAAATGGTTCTTGAGATATTGGTTAAGGACGCCAAGAAACGGAATTAATGAAGGACTAGTTAGAAAATTAGTTGCTAAAGTATATGATAAGAAGGAAACAGAAGTTAAAAAACATATGCAATTACATTCCTTATCTGATATAGTCGTGTATTATACAACAAATCAAACACCACCTAATGATTTAGTAATTGGTAGATTTATTAAACCTATGTTAGCGAAAGAAGTTCCTAAAGAGAAGTGGCCTAAAGAATCTATTATCGAATACAAGTATGATGGTGCTAGGTATCAAATACACAAAGGAGATTCAGTTCTTATATTCAATCGTAAAGGTAAGGTAGTTACAGATAAGTTTCCCGATATTGTTCTTATGATAAATGCATGGGAAATGAAAGAATCATTTATTATTGATACAGAAATATATCCTGTTGAAAGTGACGGCAGACCTGCCCCTTTCAAGAAGATGGGAACTCGTATTCATTCTAAGAATATTGAGGAAGCAGTTGAAAAATGTCCTGTAGAACTGGCTGTGTTCGATTGCATGATGTTTAATGGTGAAAATCTAATGGATAACTCATTAAGAGAAAGATTACCATTTATCCTTAAATTTCATAAACAAGCAGTTAGGATTATAGAAGATACTCAAGAGTTTAAGTGGGAACAAGATGCTTTCTATAACAGAGCAATCAATGATGGTTATGAAGGTATAATGGTTAAAGACCTTAACGCTTCATATGAAAGTGGTAAACGTTCTTGGGTTAAGTATAAACCACCAAGAATAGAGTTAGACGTTGTAGTTACTGGAGCAAGGTATGGTGAAGGTAAAAGGGCTACAGTGTTTGGTTCATATGATATAGCAGTTAAAGATGGAACGGAGTTTGTTCCTGTTGGTAGTATAGGAACTGGGTTTTCAGATATAGATTTAATATCCTTAACTCAACAAGGTAAAAAGATAATTCAAAGAGTCGAGAACGGAACATATGAATTACTACCTAGAATAGTGTTAGAGGTTACTGCTGATTTAGTAACTAGAGATGCTAATGATAACTTAGGATTAAGATTTCCTAGATTACTAAGAATAAGAAGTGATAAACCAGTATCAGATATTAATACAATACAAGATGTAGAGGGAATGATATGACATGTATGTGGAAAGGAACAGCAAAAGAAGGAGGTATCATTTGTGGTAAAAATCCTAGAGATACAATTTTTACTACTGATGTTCATTTAGCAACCTGTGTTGATTGTATAAGATTATTTAATAGTAGATACCACAAACTTGTTAAACATAGAAGCGTTCATTTAAACGTTGATTTTCTATCTAATGAAAATCTCAAAGTTAGCGCAGTTCCATATGAAGTTAAGAATATTTATACTGGGAAATTAGAGATAAAAAATAAAATAGTTATATCTTTTGAAGATAAAGAATATCTTTCTTCAGAAGCAACTCCTATGTGTAAAATTAAAAGTGGCGAAATAAAATCTTGGTGGAAAGTAACAAATGACCCATCCAAAACAACTTGTAAACACTGTTTTTCTGCGGTTTGGGGAACTAAAGATTTAAAACGTTTTATTTTAAGAGGTATATTTGTAGAATTAGGTCATCCTATGAGATTAGTTAATGGTTATTTAAAATATAAAACAAATCAAGAACTAAGAGATTTACTAGATTCTTTAATTGAAGGTAAACTTACTCTTGAAGATTTAGCATCAGAAATGAATGCGTTACATAATGTATAAGTAAGGGGCTATTAGTAGCACCAAATATGATACAATGGGTTTTAAAAAAACTACTTTACATCATGGGAGTAGTTTATGTAATAATAGATACGTTTGTTAAATATCCAACAGACGAAATCGCAGGGATAAAGATAGATGAATCATTACAGAATTTAAATAGAAGACAACTATGCAGACAGATGGAAATTACATATGGATTAGATGAAGATGTGTTTTGGAATTTACCATCTACATCTAAAATTAGATTGGGTTGTCAAATAACTAGGAATATGCAAAAGAAAGCAAAAATGGGTTCCGAAGATATGAGGAAACTAAACAAGTGAGGTTTTTTAATGAAGTTTTATGATGAAAACGTTAAAGCGGAATGGACTGAAGAATATGGTTCAGTAACTACTGTGACTTTTATTATTTATAGTGAGATGGGAAAACAAGATAATTTAATTATTAATCATGCGATTGGTGATTTATTAAATATGAAAAGATTTGCTCAGTTTATAGAGGATATAGATTTAGAGAAAGCAGAGTTATTAAATACATATAGAGGGATTTGTGTTCAATGGATATTCCCCGATAAGTTAGATAATATAGAAGAAATTAAAGAAACTATTTCAGATGGATTGAGTTTCCAAAGATTAAAACATGAATGTATAGGAGTGTCAACAGATGTTTACGAAAGAACAACTTGAAGGAATATTGGTATCACTGGCTAGTCCAGAAGTATCAATAGAAAAAGATAGCAAACAGTCTATCGGTTATAGAATAAGATTAGTGGTTAAAATAAGAGCGATGAATATAGAGTTCTTATCTGTACTACAAGAAACTTTAGAGGAATATGGTATAGATTCCTACTTAAAGGAAACAGAACATTGTAATAGAAAATATCCTATACTTAGGATTACTAGTATTAATAATCTATTACAGTTTTATAAACTTATACCAAACATACCAAAGCATTGCAATAAATTTGAATCATTTTTAGAAGTATTAACTATTGTTTCTAATAAACATCATTTAACGCAAAAAGGCTTTGATAAAATATTAGAGATAAAGGGGTTAATAACTTGAGTTTAATAAATATGGGAGAAAAGAAAAGACCAATATTAATAACAGGAAAAAGCGGAACAGGAAAATCTACACTTGCTAAAACTTTAGTAGCAGAAGACGTATTAATTTACTATGCTAATGAGATAGAAAACAAAGATTGGAAATCCGTTGAACAAGATATTATTATTGAAGAAGTACATTATAAGGCCAATAAGGATATTATAATGGATGTAATACGAAATTGTAAAAGTCAAATTGTATTAACTTCTAATAATGAAAAAGATGTTCCGAAAGATATTAAGAATTGTTGTAAGATTAGAAGGGCAGGGACTAAAGCATATGCGTTAGAAGAAATAAAAAGGATAGCGCCTAGAAGTCAACCACCACATAAAATAGAATTAAGTGTGTTTGAGTTGGTAGGAGATTATCTTAAAAACACTAATCGTAAAGAAGTGCTTAAGAATTTAAAATTCAATAAACCCGCCGATGTGCAAATTATGACTTGGTTGGGATTAAATCTTAATCCGAACAAGTTAGTATTTATAGATGGTAGAGTAAAGAGAAGATGGTCTTCTGATTACTTCTATGAGTTATTAGCATATGCACATGATGGAAGAATATATTCAAAGATTAATTATCCTAAAAGGGGTAGTTATTCTAAAGTGCCTACTATTCTTAGGAAATTAAGAATAAAACCAAATCAGGGCTATTTACTGCCTCAATTATTAAAAGATGAAGAGTTTGCTAAGTGGGCAAAAAAGAGATTGAAAAGTGAAGAAACGAGAGTATTAGGAATGAAAGATAGAGCAAGACCTAGAAACGCTCCTATAACTCCAAATAGAACCTTAAAATTAGATAGGTGGTTTTAAAATGTTATGGACGGAAAAATACAGACCAAAGAATATACACGAATTGATAGGGCAAGAGATATTTAAACTCGATGCTGAAAACTGGATAGAAATAAAAGATATGCCTAATATATTATTATATGGGCAAGCGGGTGTAGGTAAAACTGCCGCCGCAGGTATCTTAGCAAATGAGATGTTAGAATCCGAAATGGACTCTAATTATTTTGAGATAAATGCTAGTGATGATAGGCGACTCGAAGTAGTTAGAACTACGATTAAAGATATAGCACAACAGAAAGCAATCGGCGATGTTCCATTCAAAATTATATTACTTGATGAAATGGATGGAATGACGACTGATGCTCAAAATGCTTTAAAGAGAGTTATGGAACGATATGCTTCTAATGTTAGATTTATTATTACTGCTAACGATAGAAGTAAAATCATTTATCCTTTACAATCTAGGTGCGCTAACTATTTCTTTACTAAACTAGATAGCACTACAATTTCAACTTTATTGAAGACGATTTTATCAAGAGAAGATATTTCACATCCTTCTGATGTTGATTTGGGTCAGTTTATAAGTCATTACAACGGTGATGTTCGTAGAACAATAACGGAATTGCAAGCCGCACTTGCAAGTGGAACAAGTTTGAAAAGACAGGTGAATAAAAGTTTAGAGAGGTACGATGACATTTTACAACTGTTAGAAAGCGACAACCACAGGAAAGCACTAGAAGAATTACATAATGCACTTTATTCAGGAAAAACTGTCAAAGATATATGTTATGGATTACATGAAGTTATTGTTAAAAGCGATATGAGTGATGATTCAAAATACAAATATCTTAGAGCAGTAGGTGAAGCAGAGTGGAGAGGAAATTCAATGACCCCAAGAGTATTAGTTTCTTGGTTGGTTGCACAATTAAAATAATAATCCCAACGGATAATACATCTAGTCTAGCGACTAGTATAAAATAAATAAAAAATAAAAAGAGGAATATATATGAAAGAAGAAATGAAAAATGAAATAGAAAAATACGCTGAAAAGTTAGGCATAACTGTTGAACAAGCGCAAGCAGACTTCGATAATATTGTTGCACAACACAGTTTAGACCTAGAAGATGAAAACGGTTTTAAAATCGCTAGAAGTCTTTTTAGGGCTAGATTTGGTCAACAAGTTGCTATAAAGAAAAAAGAAGAGAATGGTGATAAGGAAGAATTTACAGGTACAACTTACACTAAAACTGCTACTGGTTTCTTTTACGCTGTTGAAGATGCAAGAGACTGGGAAGAAAGAAACAGGACAAATCTATTGGCAGAATACCAAAGAGATTCAACTGCTAGTTTAAATGCAGGTAATGTTGCTGTTGCTGTTCAATTAGGAGATGGAAGATATGAAGTAACTAGATTCGCTAATGATGAATTGGCTACTAAAGTTTTAGAGAAAATTCCTGATAGTGCTATGGCTGTTGATGATGACAAATGGATAATCCCAATTGATTCAAGAAAAGCATGGGGAAGTGGTCAAGCAAATCCTAATTATGGAAAACCATTACCTGCTGAAAACTGGTCAAGAAGATTATTCTTTGTAGGTAAATTAGATGAAGGCAGTGAATACCAAAAATATCAACTAAGAGTGAATGGACCACAATGTAAAGATTTTGCTCCTAATACATTTAGTTGGTGTTCATTTACTTGTGTGCCTAATTCTAATAATCCTAATATATTAAGCGCAAGAAAAGATGGAAGCACTACAACATCATTATCTTATTTAGATTCTGATGAAGAAATGATTACTATAATTCAATCTCAGTTAGGAGATAATATATCCGAACTAGTTGCTTTAGATGCATTCCATTCTGATAATTCACATAAACCTTCACATGAAAGAATTATGATTACAGATGGAAATGTTACAGGTATGAACTTACAACAAACTGCTAATGGTAATCAAACGTTATTCTTAAGTGATTTAAATGTAGATTATGATTATGATGGTTCATCTAATGCTGTTGCTTGTTGGGTTCCAAGTTATGTAGATATTGATTTTGGTATCGGTAGTAATGTAATTGTTTGTGGTAGAACTTCACAAGGAACTGATAAAGAAACAGGAGAACTAAGAAATGTTACAATCAATGTATTAGGATTATATGTTATTGATAGACATGGAAGTGCAGAAGTAGTTGAAGCACCAGTGGAGGACAACTTTGATTGGTTTTAGATAGATAAACTCATGGGGGGTTTTCACAGTAATAATGAAGTAGGTATCTTATCTTAGATTTTCTTTACTTTTTTCCTAACTTCATTCCCTCCCTACGTTTATTTATCAAGGAGAGATTATTATGAGTTTAAAAACTATGAATAAACCAAAACAGCAACACGCTGTTGGTCCAGAGGTTCAAAAGGAACTACAATACCAACAGTGGAAAAAGTTAACACAAGAAGCAAGAAAAGCACAATTGGCAAGAAAGCATTCCTTTCTAGTTTTATCCATCGAAGGTAAAGCAAAACAAGGTAAGTCAGGATTGGGTCTTGATATAAGAACCGATAAAGAAATTAAAGATGGCGCTATATTACGTTTCTTAGATTTTGATGATGGTGCGGAAGTAACTTGGAAAACATGTTGGGATTCAGACCCTAACATTTATGTTTACTGCCCTAATCATTATAATTCTGATGGAACAGAAAACTATGCTTTAACTATGCAAAATGCATTAAACTTCATTAGAGAAACAGAAGAAATGATTGCAGATAAAAATACTAATGTTAGAGCATTTGTTATGGATGGTATGGATAAATGGAATGATTGTGCTACTAATAAACTTAGATATGAAATCAATAAAGGGGATAGAAAGAAAATGACTAACCCTATTTCCCCAACAGCATACGGGGCTAGAAATATTGACCATAATGAAGTGTTTATTAGTGCTTTAAGATTACAATGTGATAAAGTATTTATTACACATCTTAAGGCTACTTTTAGCGACCATATGAATCCTACACCAACTGGATTTGTTGCTAATTGGAATAAAGATGTTCCCGATAAAATGATGCAAATGATTACGATTCGGGATGAATCTGTAGGTAACAATACTAAATATGTTGCAAGATTAAAAGCAAGTAAAACAAATCCCAACTTAGTTGGTAAAACTTGGACTATCTTTGAGTCTAACTCTAAAGAAGCCAAATGGAATGGTATTCCCGACCTAAAAAACAGGGGAATTTAAACTCGCAAGAGTGAGGTTTACTAAATAAAAATGACAAACGTTAGGTTGTGTTTTCGGCATTAGTAAGGGGCTGTGGTGGTCCTGTCATTCCTCATTAGCGAGAGCAAGGTGATTAAAATGCAAATAGAAGTTAAAAAGAAAGATATTATAGAAGCATTGAAAAATGTAGAATTAAAAGGGAAATGGGCCAGCACTGGAGGATTATCTTCAAAGTCTTTGGGTAACTATATTCATTTTCAAATACAAGATAACAATTTATTATTAGTTAATTCAGATGAATCTACAACTGTTATTAAATCTATATCTGTAGATACAGATGATGAAGGTTCTTTCGTATTAGAAATTGATACATTTAAAAAGTATCTATCTAAGATGAATGAAGATATAAGTTTAACAGTAGGAGATACAGTAGTAATGCAATCAGATGGTAAAAGAGCAACAATGCCTATTGTAGTTCATCACCCATTCGAAGGTAGAGTAAATAGATTCATAGAAAGATGGCCGTTAAACTTTGATAGTGATTTGGAAGAAGTATTAAAGTTAGGAGTTATAGATGTAAGGTGTGGAGTTCAAGTTACTGGAGAAGAATTTCATAATGCTATAGATGGTTGTGAGATATTAAACAACGGAATATATAAGTTAGACTTTCATGAGTCCGATGAATTAAGTAATCCTAAATTTATTATATCTTCTTCCGCTACTGTTTCTGCTTATAGAGAAGAAATGGAATTTAGTAATTCAGTAGGTGAATCATCCACTGTTATATTCAGTGGACCACTACATAAGTTCTTTAACAAAGATGAAATAATAAACATATTTATTGGGGATAACCAACCTATCATAATGGTTACAGAAAATAGCGCATTAATTAGAGCGCCAAGATTGGGGATTTAATATGATAATAACATGGATAGATAAAGACAAGTCTATTAAGATAAGATGGAGAGATGAGAATAGAGAGAGAAAAGAAAAGGTTATCTCTAATTTCAAACCCTATTTCTTTATACGTTCCATTGATAATCAACCCGCTACTTACAAGACTAAACATCATATGGTAGGTAGTAAACCTGTAGACCAAACTGGGTTCTATGAATATAAGAAAGGTGATTGGAGAAACCTAGAAGGTTATAACTTAACTAAAGTTTTCTATACTCATCCTAAAGATATGAGAGATGCAAGGAAACCTTTTGAGAATACATGGGAAGGAGATGTGCCGATACTTAGAAGATATTGTGTGGATGAATTAGATAAAGTTCCTGAATATGAAATGAGAAAATGGTATTGGGATATGGAGTGGTTGCCTAATGGTCATAAAGATGAAGGGGCTATAACTGCTATTGGTGTATATGATAATTATACTAACAAGTCTAAGTTATACACATGGTCTTATGAAGATAAATCAGAAAAAGAAATGCTTGAAGAATTTGTAAAAGATATACAAGAACAAGACCCTGATATGTTAGTAGCATGGTGGGGATTAAAGTCTGATGTTCCTAAATTAATAGAAAGGTTATTTGAGAATGATATAGACCCAAGAAAGTTATCTCCGTATAAAGAAGTTAAACAAGTAGGATTCAATGCTATTGGTAAACTAAACTTTAGTAATATAGAACAACCCATTAAAGGTAGACTATGCTTAAATTTAGATTTAGCATTTGAACGTCAATGGAATGACGCACAGAGGGGAACTTTACCAAGTGCATCATTAGATTATTGTGCAAGTGTTTCTGTTGGAGAAACTAAGAAAAAAGATTCTAAGTTTACAGATAGAAATGAATTCTTTATGAAAGCATGGGAAGAAGATACTCAAAACTATTTAGAATACTGTATGCAAGATGCTGAATTACTCTATAAGATAGATGAAGAAATGGGATTGAGTGAAGGTGTATTAGCAATTCAAAAACTGATTAAAGCACCTTTCGAAGATTGTTTCTTTGTATCTCACATGGGTAGCACATATTTCATGCGTAATGCATATTGGAAAGCACCAACTGGTAAAAAGACTGAGAAGAAAGAATACGATGGAGCGTTAATCTATGACCCATTAGACCAAGAAACAAACGGATTACATCTTAATGTAGCGGCGTTTGATTTTGCTTCTCTATATCCGTCTTGTATATTAGCAAGGAATATTTCTTGGGAAACTAAAAGTGAAACTGAAACTGATTTCGCTGTTAATTTAAAAATACCTAGAGACTTTTCTGATGTTACAGTTGAGGATTGGAAATATTATAGAACAGATAAGTTAGGATTATTACCAAATGCTATTGCTACGTTAAAACCTTTGAGGAAAGAATACAAGTTAAAAATGTTAGAAGCATTACAAGAAGGAAATAAGAAAGAATATGTAAAATGGAATTCAATGCAAATGGCTACTAAAAGATTGTTAGCATCTTTTTATGGAGTTGTAGCATTACAAGGATTCGGTTGGTATGATGTAGATTTAGCCGCATCTATTACAGCCAGTGCTAGAGAAGCAATTAGAGAAGCGGCATTTAAAGTGAGGGAGTTAACATGAAAAAGAATTGTAAGACCTGTGGTTCAGAGTTTAATGAGCCTTATGTCAATTGCTATCCTTGTAGAAAAAAACGTGCAGATTATATGCGTAATTATTACAATAACCCTAATGGTAATCCGAATAGAACACATAAATATAAAGTAAAAAAGACTTATACTAAAATTTGCAGAGGGTGTGATATTAGTTTTACCTGTGATTCTCATAGAACTAAATATTGTAATGACAAATGTAAAAGAGATTATAAATTAAAACATGAAAGAAAAAGAAAAAAGATATTTGAACAGAATTTATCCGAAGAAGAAAGAGCAATTAGAAGGGAAAAAAGACTTAAGGATAAGAAGGATTATTACAATAGAAATAAAAAATTAAAAGGGCAAAAAACTATAGTCTGTGCTACTTGTAAAACTTCATTTCTTTCCCGAAGGAATAAAAAAGGACATGGTCGTGACGGTAAATATTGTAGCCGTAAATGTATGCCTTATAAAACAATAACTAGAGAAATAAAAGAAAAGAGAAGAAAAGAAGGAAAACATTGTCAATGGTGTGGAAAACATATTTGCTTCAAAGATGCTGATGATAACAGACTTAGAGTGTATAATCAAACTAAGTTTTGTAGCAGTAAATGTGGGACAGCGAGTAGAATGAGTAATCCTATGAATAGGTTATCAGCAAGATTTAGAATTTTAATTAACAGACAAAATCTTTTGAAGGGAGCAAGAAAAACAAATAAGTCATTTAAGACTCTAGGTTATACTAAAGAGGATTTATGTAATTATATCGAGTCATTATTCAAAGATGGTATGTCTTGGGATAATATAAATGACTGGCAAATAGACCACATAAGACCTGTGGCTTCTTTTAACTACACAACAACAGATTGTGAAGACTTCAAGAAGTGTTGGGCGTTAGAAAACTTACAACCAATGTG